GTTACAACACTTTTATAGGTTTTCGCTCTGCTGACGCTAATACAACTGGTCAATACAATACAGCAGTAGGAATACATAGCCTTGGTGCGAACAGCACTGGCTCAGATAACGTAGCAATTGGAGACTATGCTCTTTATAACAATACAACAGCATCTAATAACACTGCTGTTGGGTCAGATGCTTTAATATCATGCACTACAGGTGCGGGAAATACTGCTGTTGGAGCTGCAGCTTTAGATGGTATTACGACTGTAGGTGAATCTACTGCTGTAGGTTATCGGACTTTAAGTGCTGGTGTTACTGGAGTAAGAAATCAGGCTTTTGGTACAGAAGCAATGTTATCTACAACATCTGGAGCCGATAATGCTGCGGTAGGAAAATCTGCTTTGCAAAATAATACGTCAGGAAGCTATAACACAGGGATAGGCAACTACGCTTTGAAATCTAACACTACTGCAAGTAATAACACAGCACTTGGTTACTATGCTTTGCAAACTAATACAACAGCAACATTCAACGTAGCCATAGGCTCATTGGCTTTAAGTACAATTACAGGAGGCTCATATAATATAGCTATTGGTAATAATGCTTCACAGTATCAAGCCACCACAACGGGTAATGTCTTTAATATAGCTATTGGTCATTACTCTATGCAAACATCTACTACAGGAAACGACAATACAGCAATTGGTTACGCTTCTTTATTAGACCTGACAACTGCAACAGGTAACACAGTTTTTGGTAATTATGCAGGAGAGAACATCACTACTGGTTATTCTAACTGTTTGATAGGTCGTAGTTCAGGTGATGTAATAACTACGGGATATGGTAATACTTTGTTGGGTTATGGAACGAATGTAAGTGCATACTCAGGAGTGTTTCAAATTGTTTTAGGAAATGGTGTTACAAGTTATGGTAATAACACGTTTACATTTGGTCAAGGCACAGGTAATAATAGGGTTTATAATAATTTTGATTCAAATGCTTCTTGGACAAGAGTATCTGATGAAAGATACAAAGAAAACATTACACCTAATACAGACTGTGGTTTAGCTTTTATAAATGATTTAAACCCTATAACTTATACTTGGAGAGCTAAAGCAGACATAGACCCAAGCTTACCTGACTACAATGACAAGGCAGTAACGCCAGAATATAATAAAAAAATGTATGGTTTAATAGCCCAAGAAGTTAAAGAAGCTATTGATAAACACGGCATTAAAGATTTTGGTGGTTGGGATATAGAAGAAAATACAGGCATACAATCTATTTCACAAGAAATGTTTATACACCCACTTATCAAAGCAGTACAAGAACTTTCGGCAAAAGTCGATGAACTAGAAAGTAAATTAAACGGAGAATAATATGGCTCAAACAGTAGCAGAATGTTTAACAGCAGCAGAAGATAGCGTAACAGTTATCAATGATATAAAGACTAACGGCAATAAATCAGTTTATGCAGGCGGTAGTACTGATAACGATGGTAATGCTGTAGCGGGTGATTGGGAACAAGCCGACATAAATGCAGTGGTACAACGTAATGTCGACCATTTAGAAATCATATTAGCTTATGATGGTTCTGATGATACACCTAATGTCGTGGGTTCATCTTCAAGTAAGAAAACTACTTGTAGTGGTGGAATAACAACTGGTAAAGCTTATATAGCAGCTAATTCATAATGGAAGAAACTAACTTAATAGAACAAGAGGCTACAGAACAACCTGTAGATCCTACGTTACAAAAAAGAATAGCTTATACTGAAACTTTACAGCAAGAAATCCAAAACCTACAAGAGCAGTTAGCTAACTTACAATATCAATTAGATATAAGAGTAACTGCATTAGTAGCGTACCAAAGCACTTTAGAAGTAGTTGAAGAACCTAATCAGGAGAAAAGTAATGGGGCTATGGAGTAGAATAGTAGATAAAGTAACAGGCACTAAAAGAGTAAAAGTTAGAGCCAGAGATGAAGATGGCAAATTCGTTGGTGATGACGAATCTACGCCTGATGTTAATGAAGCCTATACAACCAAAAGAGTAAAAAACGATAAATGACAAAAGAAGATTCTGATCTAACATCTTTGAAAGTATACGAAAGAGAATCAGCTATAAGATTTGAGTATATTGAAAAAAGATTAGATGAGGGATCTGAAAAATTTAAAAGACTAGAAGCTTTGATATGGGGTATCTACCCTGTATTAGTAACTTGTATTATTGCCACCAGGTATATCTGATGTATGAATACAGTTGTACAGTTGAAAAAGTGGTTGATGGCGATACCATCGATGTTATTTTGGACCTCGGTTTCGATATTTTGTATAAGTCTCGTGTTCGTCTATATGGTATTGATACTCCCGAGTCACGTACTCGTAACTTGGATGAGAAGGCTAGAGGAAAAATGGCTTCGACTTTCTTAAAAGAAGCTATAGCGGACGGTGACAAAATAGTAATCCAAACTAAATTAAAAGATTCAAAAGGTAAATTTGGTAGAGTCTTAGGAGACATAGTTGTTGATGGCATGAATCTCAACAAACTTATGGTCAAGTGTCACCTAGCAGTTGCATATCATGGGCAGTCAAAAAAAGACGTAGAAGCCGAACACATGAAAAATAGGGACATACTCATTGAAAAAGGTCTACATACGCCAGTAGACTAATGGACCAAGCAGTTCAATTTATAAATGAAGTTGGCTTTCCAATAGCTGCTGCCCTTGGTCTTGGATTTTTTATTTGGAAGTTAATCAATCGTATCATTGACGGTATGGAGAATAAAGTTGATGTGTTAGATGATAAAGTTGCTGATCAAATAGAACAAATGGAACAAAGGCTCGGCACAAAGTTAGACTCACAACACGGTATTCTAGTTGCTTTAATAGACAGAGTTAGATCTCTTGATAATGAGATAATCAGACAAGATACACTTATCAAAACAATACTAGGTGTACCGCAGTTAATAGATAGCAACAAGATTGCAAAAGCAGATAGAGACGATCAGAGGAAAGATTAATGGACCCCAAAACTCCCAACGAACTACTACTTATTTCATCTATGCTTATCGTTACAGTTCTTGTTTTGCTGACTAATCAGATACTAGCCGATGAGATGGTACACAAGTTTAAGAACCCGTCTTTTAGCGGTGTTGGAACTTCTAGTCATTACCTAACTATAGAGAATCAAGAGTTTAATCGTAAAGAAGCTATACGAGAAGAAATAAAGGCTTATGTAGAGGATTTAGAAAGAGAAGCAGAAAACACGACACTTGCAAGATTTATACGTAATTTAGAGAGTAGAATATACGCACAGCTAAGCAGACAGTTAGTTGATAGTCTATTTGGTGAAACTGCATCTGAGTTCGGCATTTTGGAACTAGAGGGCAACACCATAGAATATAAAGTAGAAGACGATAAGGTGACACTAATAATTACAGATGAAGAAGGCAATACAACAGAAATTACTGTACCTCTCGGTTCTTTTACTTTCTAGTTGCGCCTTAATCATACCGCCATTAGACAATGGAATACCACCCGTAAGAAGTATTGAGTCAGCAGAGGTTGGTTCTTTGTTAACCAAACTATCAGAAGTGCCTACACCCGTACGCAAACCTGTAGTAGCTGTATATCCTGGTTCTTTTGGGGACGATACAGGACAGCGCAGAAGTAACAGTCAATACGCTAGTTTTAGTACAGCTATTACACAATCACCTGATGCGTATCTAATAAGGGCCTTGCAACATTCTGGTGTGTTTGATGTTGTAGAGCGCACAGGACTAGACCACCTCACCAAAGAAAGACAAATCATTCGTTCTGCTAGAGAAACTTTTGATGAAAAACAGCAGCTAAAACCATTACTGTTTGCTGGTTTGTTGATGGAGGGTGGGGTTGTAACGTATGAAACTAATGTCAAGTCAGGTGGAGCTGGTGCAAGATATTTAGGTATAGGTGCTTCTAAAGAATACAGACAAGACTCAGTAACCATATCCTTACGAACTGTATCTGTTTTGACAGGTAAGATACTGATAGAGGTCTTAGTTAGTAAGTCAATATTGAGTGCTGCTGTATCTTCTGATGTGTTCAGATTTTATGCAAACAACACCGAACTGGTTGAAATAGAAAGCGGTATAGTAGAGAATGAGTCTATAAACATTGCTTTACAGATGGCAGTAGAGACAGCAGTTTTACAAACAATAGAGGAAGGTTATGAAGAAGGCTATTGGAAACATAAACAGACTGATATTATCAAGCCTGATTGCGATGATGAGTGCATCGCTAATATACGGGGCTGATAACGAAATATTCATAGATCAGTCAGGTGCTACATCTAACTTGGACATAGAACAAGTTGGTGGAGGCGGCAACATTATTGGTGGTGCTGACGCTGCTGCGGGATCAATGACTGCACTAGATATTGATGGTACGAGTATGACCTTAGACATTTTACAAAAAGGTAGTACCAATAAATTCTTAGGCGACATATGGGCTGATAGCTATACTGGTTACTTTCAATTTATAGGCGATAGTAATACTTTTAATATGTCTACTGATGAGACAAATGCAACTGGAGCAGATGGTTCTAATGTAAACGTACAAGTCACAGGTAATACAAATACCATGACCCTAAACCATGCAATGACAGCACTAGCAGCAAACCTAGATTTAGATTGGATCATACAGGGTGGAGGTAACAGTATTACAGCAGACATAGATGTAGACGGTGCGACTAACTACATGGATATAGATGGTGATGATAATACTGTAACTTATGATGGAGATGGGTATGCAGGTGGCTACTTCTACCTAGATCACACTGGTAATGACAGAACTTTTAACATAGATCAAGAATCTACATCTGATAATGACTGGCTCAAGATTACATCTGCTGGCTCTAACGGCACTGTTTGTGTTACTCAGTCAGACTCAGGAAATTCATTCGTCTGCTGATATAGGCTCCATATCTGAACTTAGGGGGAACGCACAAGTTTTAAGAGACAAAACTTATGGTGCTGAACTAGACTTTGGCATACTCAGTTATGACAAAGTAGAAACTGCAAATGGACGTATGGGTATTACGTTTATAGACGAAACACAAATACGCCTGACAGAAAACTCGCAAGTATTAATTGATGAGTTTGTATTTGATCCAAATCCAGATAAATCAAAAATGGCTCTCACCTTTGCAAAAGGTACAGCACGATTTGTTACAGGAAAACTTAATAAAGTTCCAAAGAAAAACATAAAGATACGCACAAATAGTGCAACCATAGGTATAAGAGGAACAGATTTCACCATAACTGTTGATGAGTTAGGAAGATCTTTAGTTATTTTATTACCTAATCTTGACGGTACTTCTAGTGGCGAAATAACAGTAGAAACTGCTATGGGTATGGTTATTTTAAATCAACCGTACGAATCTACGGTAGCAAGTGTGTACGAGCAAGCACCAACTAAACCCGTCATCTTAGATATAACCTTAGATTTAATTGATAATATGTTGATTGTAAATCCGCCAGAGCAAAAAAAAGATTTACAAGAAGATACCCAACAAACAGCTACAGCAGATTATTTAGACTTTAACGACCTAGAAATTGATTACTTGTCAGAAAATTTCTTAGATAACGAAGCAGAATTAGAGTTTACAGAATTAGATATAGATTATTTGGACGTAAACTTTTTAGAAGATTTGCTAAGTGTTTTAGACGCTTTAGCTTTTGCACAAGAAGAAGACCAATTAAATCAAATAGCTACTTCTGTAAATATTACAGGTACAGAAATAGGACAGGATAAAAAGACACAAATTACAACTATAGTTCAAGGACAAGCCATATCTTTTAGAAGAATGGTTGGTAATTCCTTACGATTGGATGTTGATAACTCTGGTAGTTATACTATTATTTTTGAACAATCAGGCGTTGTAAATACAGTTAAAGTAAATGGCGGTTCTTCTAGTACAATAAAAATTAAACAAGGATCGTCTTAGATAAGTTAAAATCTTTAAAATAATGTTTACTTTGGAGGATATATGAAAGCATTACTAAAAAACTTAGTTGGATCGGTAGCCCCAACACTAGGGACAGCACTCGGAGGACCTATGGGGGGTATGGCTGCGAATATGATCGCAGATGTTTTGGGTTGTAAAAACGAACCCAAAGAAATACAAAAGGCTATAGATAACGCTACGCCAGAACAAATGCTTGAACTAAAGAAAGCTGAAGCTGAGTTTGAACTTAAAATGAAAGAATTAGAGGTAGATGTTTTCAAACTAGAAGTACAAGATACACAAAACGCCAGATCAACATTTTCTAAAGATTGGACCGCTAGAATTATAGGTATAGCCGTTGTAGGTGGTTTTATGGGATACATATTCTTAGTCACGATACAGCCGCCAGAACAAAACTCAGAAGCTTTAATTAATCTAGTATTAGGATATTTAGGCGGTTTAGCGTCAGCTATTATTAGCTTTTACTTTGGTGCATCCAATACACCCAAGGATGACTAAAATGAAAATATCTGAAGAAGGTATATCGCTAATTAAGAACTACGAGGGATGCAGGCTTGAAGCTTATCAAGATAGCGTAGGTATTTGGACGATTGGATACGGGGTTATTAAAGGTGTTAAAGAAGGTGACAAAATAAATCAAGAAGAGGCAGACCATCTTTTACAAGAGGAGCTACCAGAATATGAAGGTTATATAAATGACATGATTAAAGTTTCGCTAGAACAGTGTCAGTTTGACGCTTTAGTTTGTTGGGTTTATAACCTAGGACCAAATAATTTAAAAGACTCTACTTTGCTAAGAATACTTAACGAAGGAGATTACAATGGTGTCCCTGAGCAGATCAAAAGATGGAATAAAGCTGGAGGCACTGTTTTGGCAGGATTGGTTAAAAGACGTGCGGCAGAGGCTGATTTATTTCAAGGAAAAGAATGGGAGAGAATTTAAATGCCATTTTCAAAAGTAGAGTTTAGACCAGGTATTAACAGAGAGGGAACAGCTTACAGCAACGAAGGCGGATGGTTTGACTGTAATCTAATTAGATTTAGAGACGGCAGAGTAGAAAAGTTTGGGGGTTGGCAAAAACTTACAGAAAGCACTTATTTAGGAACAGCTCGCGCACTACACAACTGGATATCTTTAGAAGGTAATAAATTCCTGGGGGTTGGCACTCATTTAAAGTATTACATAAAAGATGGCACGGCTTTTGCTGACGTAACGCCCATACGTAAAACTAGTACCAACGCTGCTACATTTGCCGCTACAGACGGTTCATCCACCGTAACAGTAACTGATGCTAGTCATGGTGCGGTTAATGGAGACTTTGTAACATTTTCGAGTGCAGTTTCTTTAGGTGGAAACGTAACCGCAGCTGTATTAAACCAAGAATATCAAATAGACTTAGTAACTGGTACTAACACATATACAATTACGGCCAAAGATACTTCGGGTACAACTGTAACAGCAAACTCAAGCGATTCTGGTAACGGCGGTTCTTCTACTGATGCCGTTTATCAAATAAATACGGGGTTAGATGTATATGTGCAATCTACAGGTTGGGGGGTAGGTACTTGGGGCGCTAGTGGATGGGGTTCCGCGACGTCTTTAGGTGGCAATAACCAACTTAGACTTTGGACACATGATAACTTTGGAGAGAACCTTATATTAAACACTAGGGGCGGTGGAATTTATAGATGGGTAGAAAATGATGGTACAAGCACTAGGGCTGTTGAACTGTCTAGCGTATCTGGTGCTAATTTAGTTCCTACAGTAGCTTTACAAGTTTTAACTTCAGAGGTAGATAGGCACTTAATAGTTTTAGGCGCGGATGCGATATCTGGTAGTTCACGTACAGGCTCAATAGATCCGATGCTAGTTGCATTTTCTGATCAAGAAAATGAACTTGAATTTGAACCTTTAATCACAAATACAGCAGGATCTGTAAGACTTTCATCAGGATCAAGTATCGTAGGTGGTGTAAAAGCTAGACAAGAAATAGTTATATTTACAGACACCTCGGTTTACTCAATGCAATTTGTTGGATCGCCTCTAACATTTGCATTAAATTTAATAAATGAGTCTTCAGGTCTTATCGGACCGAAAGCAGCCATAACAGCGGCTACAGGCGTTTACTTTATGAGTTATGGTAATTTTTATATTTACAACGGAACGGTACAAGAGCTGCCCTGTAGCGTTCATAATTATGTTTTTGGAGATATAAATCAGGGTCAAGCTTTCAAAATACAAGCATTTACTAACAACGAACATAATGAAGTTGGATGGTTTTATCCATCTGCTTCTAGTGAAGAAATAGATCGTTACGTTATATATAACACGCAACAGGGAGTTTGGTACTACGGTCAACTGGTAAGAACAGTTTGGCTAGATGCAGGTGTAGAATCTTATCCGCAAGCCACTGACGGCGGCGTACTTTACCAACATGAGATAGGTTTTGATGATGACGGATCAGCAATGACTAATGTGTTTGTAGAATCAAGTGATTTTGATATAGGTGATGGCGATAGGTTTACTCAAATATCATCAATAATACCTGATATTAAATTTTTGCAAGACGCCAACTCTGGTTCTTTAAATGTAATAACGAAGGTCAGAAACTTTCCAGGTGATTCTTTGACTACCGAATCTACTAACGAAATAAGTTCTAGCACCCAAAAAATAAACTTGAGGGCGCGCGGTAGACAAGCTGTTGTTCGTTTTGAATCAAACGACGATGCAACATCTGATGGAAACTTATCTATAGGCTGGCGTTTAGGAGATACTAGAATGGATGTAAAAACTGATGGTAGAAGATGAGCAAACTTTTAGAAACAAGACTACCTACAGAAGTACAGCCCTCTGTAAGCAAAGAAACATTCAACAGACTTACAAGAATATTAGAACTTAACCTAGGTACATTTGATCCTGATTCCACACCACAATTTAACGATACAGAGCTTGGTTCTTTAAAATTTAATCAAGGTGATGTAGTATGGAACACATCTATTGGGGTCTTACAAGTATATACGGGCAACAAATGGATACAGCTTCATACGCCGAGGGATCCGAAGGGCTTTGAACTGCAATCAGAACTAGGTTCTGTAACTGTCAGAAACAACGGAGCGACAAGTATAGAGATTTGATATGCAGGCTGTAGAACGTACAAATTCAGCGTATGAGGTAAAAAATTTACTTTTATCCCGACCCTCCGACTGGTTTATTCAAGACAAAACTTTTACAGCTATAAAACAATCCCAACTAGACATCGTTCGTTTTCTAAAATCAAAAGGCCAAGAAAACTTAGGAAACTTACCATTACATTCAATTATTGACGAGCCTGTAAAGGATGTTTATACAGCACCTATATTCTCAGAAACATTTTGCGATATATTCAAAGACGAGCTAGAAAATATAAAAAAACACTTCAACTTTGAACCAAATAAAGAAGAAGACACGCTGAGACAAATACCAGAGATAGTTTTACAGGATCATATACCCGAACTTTATTTATCGTTGATGAATGTAGTAAGCACCATATTAAACCCAATATTTATGGGTCTTTGGGGCAGAGTAGTTACAGATGGCGGGATACAAATAGCTAATTACAATATAAGAGAAAAAGAAAGAGGAGCTTGGCATCACGACGCCAGCGCAGATATAAGTGTGGTTGTACCTTTAAATACAGGTGAATACGAAGGTGGCGGTACAGAGTTTCAGGGCAGAGGTATTGTAGAACCAATACCTACAGGCAGCGCTTTAATGTTTCCGAGCTTTACTCACATGCACCGAGGGCTGCCAGTTAAATCAGGAGATCGTTATTTATTGGTCTTTTGGCTTATATCAAAACCTTGTTGGGTGGACAAAAAGAACTATTTAGAAATGAATTTTATTTAACAAAGAGACTAAAAACGATAGAATTAAAGACAAATGGATAGAATAAATAGAACTGGGACAGGAATAGCAAGTTTAGGTAGAGACGAAGATCAGTTTCTAGCACACGTAGCTTTGGGCGAGCGTGTCGTACCGCCTGTTATATCAGCCGCAACGCAAGCACGTATCAACCAAGAGATGAGGGCAGCTGGCCTTGATCCAAACGAATATGCCGTTGGATCTGGTATGTCCATCAACCCAATAACAGGATTACCTGAGTTCGGTTTTTTCAAGAAAGCTTTCAAGAAGATAAAAAAGGTAGTTAAAAAGGTAGCACCTGTAGCAGCTTTGATACCTGGAGTCGGCACTGCACTAGGTGGCGTCTTAGGAGGTATAGGCGGTTTGGCTACTAAAATTCCAGGAATAGGAGGTGCTTTAGGTAGTTTAGGTAGCACTGTAGCTGGAGGTATAGCTAATTTAGGGATACCTGGTATTTCTTCAATAGCTGGTGGTACTACAGGCGGTTTTGCAAATATAGGTAAAGGATTAGGTTCTTTAGAAGGACTTTTAGGCGGCGGACCGTTAAGTGGGCTTTTGGGTCAAAGTGCAAGCACTGTAACAGTACAACCTGGAGATACTCTTAGTGACATAGCTGCAAAAAACAACACTACAGTTGAAGCGATTATGAAAGCTAATCCTGGCATCACTGATCCAAATTTAATACAAGCAGGTGCAAACTTAACAATACCAGGAAAAACTGGGTTTAACGTAGCCAACCTATTTAGCGGCGGTCAACAACAACAACAATTGTTTGATGCCCAAGGTAATCCAGTTCAACAATCTAGTAATTTACTAAGCAATCTATTCGGAGGTGGCGGCGGCGGCTTCGGCGGCGGTCTAGCTTCTGCTGGTCTTGGTGGATTCTTAGGCAAACTAGCTTACGACGCAGCCAAAGATAGAGCTGGCGGTCTTGCTGTTACGCCTCAAGTCAGTATGGACGCTTTAGGCAGATACCAACTAGCTTCAGACTTAGGAACTGGCGGAACTAGGGGGCAATTTGGGCTTGGTCCAAAACCAGCTGTATTAGACGTAGCTGGTATGGGTAGACAACCTTTTGCGGCAGGCGGTATCGCTGAATTAGATTTACGCGAAGGCGGAGAATCAATAGGTCCAGGTACGGGTACATCTGATGACATACCAGCGATGTTAAGCGATGGCGAGTTTGTTATGACAGCCAAAGCGACAAGAGGCGCTGGTGCTTACAATTTAAAAAAAGGTAAGTCAGGTATTGAATTAGTACAAGGTGGCGATCCGTCAAGAGAAAAAGGCGTAGAAAATATGCGCGAGTTAATGAATATATTTGAGGGAATGTAATGGCAGTATCTAATAATCCAGCTACCATAAACCCTGTTGCAACGGGCTTTACACGCGACGATAGAATGTCCGACCCTTTCGTAAGGGAAGCTTACTTCGGCTCACCAGATACACCAGGGATAATATCTCAAGCCATAACCGCAGCTAATAGGGCTTTTGGCCAACCAGCTATATTAAGACAAACTGCTGGATTGTCTCCGTTAGAACTAGCAGCGATGCAAGGCGCTTACGGCGGTATTGGCTCTTACCAACCTTTTTTAGATGCTAATTTGGCAGGGCTACAAGAAGGCATCGGCATGTCTCGTAGGGCTGGACGTTTGGCTCAACCTTACTTTGCTGGCGAACAAGCTTATTTAGGAGCGGCTACTGACGCAGCCAGACGAGCGGCGGGCATGCAGTTTGATCCTAATTTAACCAGACAGTTTTTTGATCCATTTGAAGATAGAGTCGTACAACAAACTATAGATGACGTATTTAAACGTGGAGAGCTACAAGATATTGACGCTAGAACTAGAGATATACAAACAGGTGGCGAAAGTGCTTTTGGATCCAGAGCAAGATTGACAGCAGACGAAAGACGAGCAGCTCTAGGAAGAGGTCTTGGAGAAGCCCTTGCAGGCATCAGAAGTGCAGGATTCGGACAGGCTCAACAAGCAGCACTAGGAGAGTTTGGTAGACAAGCCCAAGCAAGAGCTGGCTTGGCAGATAGACTAGCTGGATTTGGTTCTCAGCTAGGCGGTATAGGTGGCAGGCGTGCAGGATTAGCTAGAACTATAGGAGCAGATGTAGCTGGATATGGAGCAGGTATAGGTGGTTTAGGTAGAGAAGGATTTGATCTAGGCAGAGCGCAAAGAGCAGAACTAGCAGGATTAGGAGCTACAGCCAGAGGCGTTACAGAAACAGCATTAGGTAGAGAGTATGATCAAGCCGTACAAACAAGAATGGCACCAACGCAAGCCGCTCAGTTTGTACGTAGTTTCTTACCAACATATCAACCTGGATTCTCAGATGTAAGGACAACCTACGGTATGCCGCAAGATCCTTTGGCGGCTGGTATAGGCACATTCTTAGGAACGTATGGAGCGTTAAGCAACACTGGCCAAGCAAGACAAAACCCTTACAGTCAAATTGCTAGTAACGTATATCAACAAGCATCAGGTACCAACTAAAATGAATGTTTTACAAAGAAGTATGTTTTCAACTGGGGGTGATGTAAATTTATCACCAGAACTGCAAACATATTTGGATGAAATGGGTGTAGACCCAACAGGTAAAACAGCTGAACAAATAAAAGCCGAAGTAGACCAAAAAATACAAGATGAATACGCTGATTACAGCAAACTTATTTTTGATCCCAGCGACCCGCTAGATTATGTATCTGCTGGATTGATGGCTACTGGCGTAGGAGGATTGCTTGCAGGTCCTTTCAAGGCTTTTAGAACTGGGCGAAAAGGGCAAAAAATTGTAGAACAATTAGGTAAACAGCGCGAAAGAGCAGCTAAAATTTTTAGAGAAAACCCTATAACTTCAACCGCTTTAGTAGGTGGCGTAGCCTTACCCATTATAGACAGCGTTACAGATACGGGACAACCGCCCGATTTAACACCTCCTGATACTATTACAGAGGAGCTTTCTGTACTTTCAGAACAAGAAAAACAAAAAGAAGCGGAAAGAAAAGCGCAATTGAGTGAAGAACAAAGGTTAAAAAATGAAGCTGAAGCGGCAAAACAAAAAAAAGATGAAATAAACGAAACTCTACGTATTTTACAAACGAGAGCGGGAGAGTTTGACGAAGCTGAAAAAGAAAGGATTTCACAAGAAAGAAGAGACAACGCATTAACACTGATGCAAGAAATAGGATCAGCGATGGTTGAAACTGGCCAAATTGACAGAGGGTTGGCGTTAGGAGCAACAAGAGCCTCAGAGAGAATAAGTGAAGAACAATTGGCTGAAAAGTTAGCAGAGGACGAGCTAAAAAGAAAAATGGCTGAAGAAGATAAGTTATCAGCCACTGAAAAAAATAAGATTGTAACTACATACGCTGATGCTCAGCTACATTTGACCAACATGGATTTTATAAATAACGAGTTAGAAAAAATGATTGGCTTAGTCGAATCAGGGTCTGTTACTGGTGGAAAAGGTCTTTTAGGAAGAGCTTTAGGTAAAATCAAAGGTTTCGCTGGTTTTGGGGATGAAGTTATTGAAGACGCAACACAGGCAAAACAAATAGGAACTTTTATAAGAACTCAATTAGTAAGGGAATTATTGAATGAGTCAGGTAGAACTATCTCAAATTTGGATAGACAATTAATAGATGAAATTGTAGGGGATGTTGCAGACTTAGGTGAAGGTAGAGGAGCTATATTAAAAAGTTTAGAAAGGATAAGACAAAGAATTAACTCTTCTACAGCCAAATCAAGAAACACAGTAGAATTTTATAAAAAAGAATATGGAGCGCAAGTTCCAAATCTATCTATATTTGATCAACAAGAAAGATATACACCTCCTACAGAAACAGAGGTCAGCGTAACTGCGGATGATGTAATTCAATAATGGCGATAAGAGTAAGACTTCCAAATGGTAGGTATATTAAAGTTGATACAGATGATCCTGTATACGCAAAAAGAAGAGGAATCGAATACTATAAAGAAGGTGGCGAAGGGTTCATAGATGCTAAAACCCAAAGATTAGCAGAAGCGTACGACACAAACTTTGACTACGATACTGGTGTAGATGCCCTTTGGTTGCGTGCTAAATTAGGCGCACAAGAAACTATACTTGGAAAAGAGAAAGTGCTTGAAGAGGCAGTAGGAACTAACGGCTACACAATTGATAGTAAGGGTAGATTGGCCTTAACGCCTTTGGGTATGAACAGAATGGGTTTACCCTACAAATCTAACAAAAACGTAATCATTGACGAAAGTAGTTATTTTTCTGCTGGCGATTTCGCCGATTTGTCAGGCGTTGTAGGACCTATAGTTGGATCTATAGCAGGATCTATAATAACTAGAGGAAAAATTAAACCTAAGTTCCCAGGTATAAAATCAAAAACCATTGGAGATATTGGTAAAATATCTGTAGGTACAGGAACAGGTGCGGTAGTAGGAAAATCTGGTGAAGAGGCTTTAGAGTATGTCAGCGGATTACAAGATCAAAGCCCAGGAGAATTGGCTGAATTAGCAGCAAAAGAATTTGCAATAGGAGCTGGTGGGGAATTTGTTTTTGGATTAGGGGGCAAATTGCTCAAATCAACTTTTGGTCAAAAAGCTTTACTCAAAGGAGAACTTGGCGCAAAAGATTTGAAACAAGCTTCTGCCCTTGCTGGAAGAGGTATATACGACCCCCAAACAGGAGAGACATATAAAGGTGCAGTTGCATTAGCAGCACTTGACAGCCCTTTGAGTGGTAGATTACAGCCTATTTTAGAAACAGTTAGCGGTTTCAAACAAAGACAAAGAGGAATGACCGACACCTTAATAGCAGATTTAAAAAATACTTACAGAGCAACCAACGATCTCACTGAAAAATTTAGTAAGTCTATAGATGACATAAAAGAATCAGGTTTTGCTGATGCTTCATCAGACGTAGCTACAGGTAGATTAATAAGAGATTCTTTACAAAGGCAAGAAATAGCAGCACAGAAAGCACTTAACGTAGCTGAATCTAAATTAGACGAATCAGTTAATCAAATTCTAAAAAACATGGATGCTTTTGCAGAGCCAGCCACTACAGAGACTGGCTTCGCAATAAGGGAGTTCACAGAACAAGCTTACAAAAGTTGGAAAGATACTTCTGATGATCTTTATAAAAAAGTTAATGAATTTTTTGAAGTACCTACAAAAATTAGCAAAATGCAAAGAAGACCAGGACAAACAGTTGAACAATTTCAAGAACTGCTACCAAGGGGCGGTCAAATAAAAGAACAATTAGAATGGATTGATGTGCTGCCTATAAGAGCTTACGCAAAACAGTTAGATGATAAATTGTTAGATAATGGTGTTGAAGAAGAAGATATAGTTAGGCAAAGTTTGAGATTTTTAAAAAATTTAGGCGGAAATAAAAAAACAGTATCATTAGAGCAATTGCAAAGAGTGAGATCTGATCTAGCATCTCGGGCTAGACAAAGAAGCGAGGGTATAGATTTTGCAACTTTTAGTGATTCAGTACGTACAGAATTTTTAGATTCAATAGATAGAATAATAAACAATTTGATTGAAGGTGATCAATATGCTGTTGAATTATTAGCCAAGCAAAAGGGTGGAGTTAAAGACCTGACAAAATTTTCTGATCAAGTAAAAGCTCACATGGATGCTCTTAAATTAGCTAATTCTTATTTTTCAAGAGGAAAAATTGCTTTTGAGCAACCTACATTTAAATCAATATTAAATGATGCGCAATCTGGTGGATTCGATATGGATAGAATCATAACTGATGTTATGAAGAAGAATAGAGGACAAGATTTAAAAAGATTTTTAGACACGCTTGATTTTAAAACGGCAGGTGTAAGAAAACAGTATGACGAAGTTGGTAGGGTAAGACGTTCAGGTGAACCAATCAGAGTGCCTTTTTTGAAAGAGGGTGGAGAAGATATCCTTGCCAAAGCAGATATAGAAATTAATCAAACTGTTTTTCAAAATAAAGAGCAAGTTAGGAATATGTTGCAAAGAGAGTTTATAAGAAACTTAGTAAAAAATGTAAACCGTACAGGCAACATGAATTACAACAAATTAGCTAACGCCATAGACGGATATGGCACCACTGCCGATGAATTATTTGGAGGCTCAACTGCAAAAAATGAATTCTTGAAGACATTAAGAGATACGGAAGAACTTGTAAACGTAGGATCATTAGATGAATTCAATAATCTAATAACCAGTAAAAGTTCAGCTCAAGGTATTGAGGATGCCTTAAAAGAAAGAATAAAAGCTCAAGCAGATTTAGATGATATACAAAAACTAGATGTTTTCAAAAGGATACAAAGAGGCACAATTGATCCTGAAGAAATTGTATCTAAAATTTTTAAACCTGCTGGATCAGAAGAAATAGGTAGAGTCAAAACATTGCTAGGTGAAAATTCAGAGGAGTTTTTACAATTTCAACAAGCTGCAATGAGAAAAATTTTAGATGATGTTGTTAATCCAGGTGAAGATGTAATAACAAAACTATTTAATGAAGGTGGATTTGTAAAAGCTATAGACAATTATGGAACAGAGGTTTTAGAGCAAACATTTGGAAAAGAACAAGCTCTGAAATTAATCAAAGCTAAAGACAATATAAAATTTGCAATAGGTGGAGAACGTGCAGCTGGTGGCGGTTCACTATTTACACAGGGATTTGTCTTTAGATACATATTTCAACCATTCATGGCCGCAGGCACATTTGGCATGTTGAGAGCAATGGCTTGGGCATTAGGACAACCAAGATTGATTAAGTGGTTAGCAGGTGAGGTTTCAGACAGACAAATAATGAAAGAAGCCCCTACACTTATTGATTCGTATGGAACAGCTTTTCCAGCAATGAAGGTTGCAGCTTCACAAGCAGCGATTAGAGGTCGAATACCCGATCCAGAAGAAGTTGATTTAATTTTAGATAAAGGTATAAGCGCGAGAGCGCCTTTAGCTGATCCGAGTCAAACTATGGCTAGACCCCCACAAGTATCTTTAGACCTACCTGAAGTGCAAAGCGTACCGACTGCAAGAGTCGCGCGTAGAGGACCAACGCTACTGCCTAATCCAAGAGATCAAGAGATAGCAGAGCTGTTAGGTTAGATGATTAACATTACACCAGAGGAAGTATTAGCAATCAGCAAAAAATATCAAGAAAGGCTTGATAAAATGAGTCCTGCCGAAAGATTTGACGTTGAAAATTTTAGTTTAATAGGAGATTTACCCTTATTAAAAGATATACCTATAAATCAAAAAGCTTTTTTACTAGATTTGATACCAGGTGTCTCTAGGCTTGGAAAATATGACGCTGGAGATTTACAACCAGACGAAATCAAACAACTTAACAAACTTATACTAGATGCTACAAAAGAGGGTCAAACGAGCGGCAGAATAAGCTACTACGATCAAGGTGGTTATGGCGATGTAATTACAAAAGATGCGCTAGAACAATTACAAAGACAAATTAAATCTGAATTTCAAGAACCAGAAAATGTGCAAAGATTTTTATCACAAAACCCTCAAATAGATTCAAAAACTTTTATAAAAAAACTTAACGATCCAGAATTTATAATAAAAACTTTTTTAGGAAGTTTTTCTTTTGACACAGATGATCAAGGTAACATAATCATTAGAGATTCTTACGACGCAAACATTGGAAGAGGTGATCCAAATCAATCGGGTAGGGTTAAACGATTTTTAACAAATTTAGTGCCAGGCAAAAATTACCCTATGAATATAGCTTCTGGTATAGCAGGATTACTAGGTAGTGCTGAAGGACAAGGTGCGCCAGTTGAAATAAATTTAGGTACCATAGAAGATATTAGAAAATCAACACGGCCAAAAAATTTTAAAAATGAAATCGCCGAACAATTGGCATCTTTAGAGTAATCCAAGCTCGTCTCTATCGAATCCTAAAGCGCTATCCGATAAACACGTTAAATCTTTTTTATGAAGATGTATGTATGGTTCTGAATCTTCTGGCAGTTGCGGCTCGGCAACTGTACCGAATCTAACGTCATATACTTTATTTTTATCCCAAGTATGTGAGTACACACTATCTGTCATTGCAAACACCAGAACAAATGGTCTGTTTGTTGCAAGGGACAAAGCAGCTCCCATTCTTAATTTAGATGCACTCAGCAAAAGCGTCTCGTATTTGTTGATACCAAAGCTTCGGCATTTGACTTCCATCCAAAAAGAACTGCCTTTGCTCTCACACCAATAGTCCAGTCCGTAAGAGACTGGCAGTTTATGACATCTAACTCCCCATA